GTTTGATGAGCATGTCGGTTATGATGCACTCAAGTCTGAACATTCATTGTATTTAGGCATATGGAAGTCACTCGGGGTCAACACTAGTGAGTTGAACAAATTCCTTCGGTGGCAACTACACAACAAAGGTAAGGCCTACACCAAGGACGGATATTGTATAAGTTATAAGGTCCGAGGTGGAAGAATGAGCGGGGATATGAACACAGCATTGGGGAATTGTTACCTTATGTGTGCTATGACGCATTATTATTTGAAATGTCAGGGCATAAGGGCAAATTTACTCAACAATGGTGATGACTGCGTTTTAATCTGTGAATCCTACAACATCCGGCGCTTTTCGGGATTGAGCGCGTTTTTTGAACAATATGGGTTTTCAATGAAGATAGAAAAGGCCGTGTTCAAAATCGAGGAGATCGTCTTTTGTCAAACCCAACCTGTGCTTATAAGCGGATCATATCGCATGGTTCGCCAACTGCGACCCGGGTTGGAAAAAGACGTCACTATGAATATTCAGAGACTCACAAGGTCGTTGTACGATCAGTGGAGGAATGCTGTGGCACTCGGCGGATTGGCCTTGTGTTCTGGTATTCCGGTGTACCAATCTTTCTACAAGTTCATGGGTAGAGGGACTGGGACTGCAAAGTGCAACCCCTTTATAGGAGGTCTGATCTCTTCTGGATTTTACCGTTTGTCACGTGGCATGAGGCCAGTGGATTTGGAGGTTTCTATGGAAACTCGGATGTCCTTCTGGACTGCGTTCGGGGTAACACCTGATCAACAGATCTGGATGGAGCAGTACTTTGATGCACTTGATCACTCTTTCAATGTAACGGCGCCGGTTGAAAGATTGACAATCCAACAAACTTTCAAGTTTCTCCAAAACAGTGTTAAATACATATTATACAAATGGTAAAGAATGAAAAGCAGAAAAGAACAAAGAAAAATAGACCTAAGATCCGCGCAGCGAGACTTAGGGTCAAAGGTAAAGGGAATTATATCGTCGATACAGGTGAATCTATCGGGAAAAGTGTCGGTGGTTGGCTTGGTAACAAAGCTGGTGGGCTTATTTCTTCAATTGTCTCAGGATCGGGAGACTACAAGATTAAAACCAACTCGCTCATGAACCAAGTACCTGATTTCGGAAACAGTGCAGAGGTGCGCTTATGCCACCGTGAATTCTTGCGTGATATTTTAGCGCAGACAGCGTTCACGCCACTGATTATTCCAATTCAGATTACTCAACTCGGGTTGTTTCCATGGTTATCGAGATGGGCGAAAGCGTTCGACGAGGTGGAATTCAACGGTCTTATCTTCAATTATAAGACACTTTCCGGGGCGATATCCTCTTCCCAAGCCTTGGGCTCAGTGATTATGGCAACTCAATATAATCCTTACGATGCCAATTTTGCTGACAAGCAGACGATGGAAAATTATCAGTACAGTTCGAGTACGGTTCCGTCGGTGTCATGCCTTCACGCTGTTGAGTGCGATCCAGCAATGCGCCAACAGCCTATTCTCTCCGTCGTGCAGCCCGAAGGTGCTGGTGACTTGAGATACACAACCCTAGGAAAGTTCACGTTAGCAGTGGTGGGATGTCCTGCCGCAGCCGTAGGACAAGTACTGGGCGAGTTGTGGGTGACATATGACATCACGCTTAGACGCAAAGCCCAACGGTCACTGGGACCCAAATCGGTTATATCGATTCCATCAGGTATTGATGACACGCACGCTCTCGGAACTTCCAGTACCGTGGAGGGTGACACCATCGCAACTATTGATCACACACTACAGGCGTTAAATTTTGGTCCGAGTGTGTACGGTAACTTCGACGTGTCGGTCTATCTCAACTATTCCTCGGCTGGGCCGTCCACTGGGCAGTTAGTTCCAACTTTCACCAGTGGATCAGCCTTGGACACAGACTTCTTCAGCTCCAATCCGTTAAAGGATGGTGAACTTGTGGGCAAGCAATTGCAATGCAGGTTCGTGGTGAGGGTTACTGGAGGCGCTGTGGTTGATATCGACTTCAGTGGTGCCACTGGGCAGACATGGACCACTGGGGAAATCGTGTTGATGGAAACGGACGATTTGTGATCGGTTTCTTTGTTTTTCCGCCCCCTGTATATTTACGTCAAGGCGATGACGCGGTAGGGGAGCTCCTCTGTTTAAACACATCACGTTCCTCGTGAAGTACCTCTCTAGGATGGAAACCTTAGGAGGGGGCCTGGGATGTGGTGGCATGCGGCAGAGAAGTCAGCAATCTCCCTAGGGGAGACCGGAGTGGTGACGGGTACCAGGTTTATGTCAATGATTTACCATAAGATCATTTCCAGCGCGCTCACCGCGCTGCCGAAAGGAACTAAGTGCAGTGGACCATGGGACATACCCGTGGTGAGATGGCAACTCAAGTGTCCAAAGAGCGGTGTGAGCATGGCGTGGTGGCCAGGGCTCCGCCTTCCAGGAATCGGCTGAACTCGTCACAGATAGGTCGTGCCCCTGGGATTGTAGAAAGCTTGATGGAGCAAGTAAGTGCGGCAACACACTATGGGGGTGTTGCGACGGACTTTTATGGGTCCACGCTAGGCACTGAACGCACAACACGCAAAGAGCTGAGCCCGTGATGGAATCCCCACCAAGTTTTCC